CCAGCCGAGAACAGGGACGGTCATCAGACACGGTCCCGGACTAAACGGGTTGACATCTTTTACAAGAGAACTGAAGCCACCCGGCGAGAAGGTGTAGGTGACAACGATCTTGCCCGGCTCAGGTGTTTGAACGTCCATATCGGCAGGTGTTTCACCGACCGATAGACCATGAAAAGTATAAGCCCCTTTTGATCCGGCAGTGGACAGGGCTTCAACAGCCAACTGGATACGGCGTCGGAAGATGTCATCCGATTCATAGGTCGGATCAACAGGTGGGACAGCATCAGGATTGCCCTCATCAATCATGGCACGAACAACACCAACGCGCGCGCCGATATGGTCAAGGTCAGTGCCATTGGCATTTGCCAGAGTCTGAGCGAGGCATTTATCATTGATCTTTTGCAGAAGGTTCATCTCTTTATAGGAAAAGAGTTCAATCCCCTTCATCATAGGATCACTTTCCAGCAAAGCCGTATATTCTTCGGCCTGCTCATCTTCTTCCATAGACTTTTGAAACAGGGCTAAATTCTCTGCAAAGATCGCCTCATAGTCGATGTCCTCAATGGCATCGGGTTTTGGCAGGGTATCAAGATCAATATGCGTAAATCCGCTCATGCGATTTCAATCCCTTCCAGTGCGAGAATTTGTCCGCTTTCCTTGTCCAAACCGAAAATGTCCAAGACCAGTCGACCGACAGAGATTGCGGCTACACGGATACGAGAAACCTTGTAGCGCGGCTCCCACTGTTTGATGGCTGTAGCAGCCGCCGAATAGATGTCGATAACCGTGCCGGGGGTGGAGGGCGCATCAATCAAATCAAACAGGCGTGAACCATAGTCACGACGCATCACGCGGGTTCCGATCGGTGTGGTCAGAATATCCGTGATGGACTGGCGTAGATGCTCTGTACCGGACAATGGCTTGCCTGTATGAACGGAAACGCCCTGCATGATTAACCTTCAGCCTTTTTGGAGTTTGCAGGCTTGGAAGATGCGCACTTGGTTTCAGCGATCTTGCCTTCCAAAAGCAGGTATTTTGCCGCTTTAGGTGTCAGCTCGACTTTGTCGTCTTTTGCCTTTTGTTGTCCACCGATCCGGCAATCTTTCAAAACCGTGTAAGAATTGGTTGCAGATTGGTCTTTTTTCTGTGTTTCGGAAGTCATCTTTTATGCCTCTTCAGGAGTTAGAACCTTGCCATCGGCTTCATAGCCGTGGTCAGGTACGGGTGTAATGTCAGTGACGTCGTTCCAGGTCTCGGATTTAAAGGTGTTGCCGCCGGTATGTGTCAGGCGGGATGCCTTACCGTAATTGTCAAGGTGGTCATAACCGTTCTCACCAGTGCGGCGGATCATGTTTTTGGCTTCCAGAACCAACGTGCCATCGCTATCCAAAGCGGAGATTTTGGTCAGTTTCTTTTTCCGGTCATGTTCAATAACCAGACCGTCACCAAACTGGCGACGAGTCACATCTGGATTATTTGAAGGGGCTGGATGAGCCGTGCGGTACAAACGACCAATCACGACACCAAGTGCTGGATCACCACACTGACAGGCAACGACAACCTGTTCGCCTTTATGAAGAGGCTCCCATGAACTGTCGTCAGAGGCGCGGTCCGCTGTCCACGAAATCCAGCCGGTAAGCAATTCACCGATTTGAACACGGCATTTTGCTTCCGAATAATCGACCTCTTCAACGGTGCCGATCTGCACAGCGTTTGCCAGTTGGCGTTCAAGTTCTGTGACTCGATAGAGAAGTTCATCAAGAATGCTCATGATCCCTCTCCTGTGACCTGAACATAATCGTCTTTATGGGCGGCGCCGGTCTTTGGTTCATGACCTGCATAAACTTTATCCGGTACAGTGCCTTCTTCAGCCCACATGTCCGTGCCGATCCGCACAGGTTGCTTCCAATGAACCGCCCAAAGAGCCAGACCTGCATCAGCGACAGGGCCGGAATAGAGGTTTGTGACTTTAAGCTGTGTAGCCGGATGTGCGTTAGCGACGCCCCAGTTATTTTCTGCCGCTAACTCGGCGATCTTTTCAGCCATATCAAGTGCGGAGAGCAGCTTTGATGTGTGGCCTTCATCTTTGGTCGTGATGAAGACAGCCACGTCCCACGCCGGATCATATTGACCATTGCCCACGGCGGCGACTTTGGTTGCCCCCAGTGTGGCGATACGAAGAGCAGGTGCGACAGATAAAAATTGTTGAGCTTCTTCCAGATTGAAACGCCCATCGTGCAGGTCGATTTCGCTCATATCTGTGAATTCAGCCTCAAGGGCCGTTTTGATGTTTTCCAGAACTTGAGAAATCATGGTGCGAACGTCCTTCCAGCGAAGTCGTTCAGCACATCATGGATTTCGACCTTGTCGTCTTCAGACAGCCCCAAGAAGGCACGTTCCGGCATGGTGATTTTCAGGCCGCGCCCTGTCTGGCCACCAAACTGGTGAATACCGGCATAAACAAGATTGGTGCCGATCATGACGAAGTCGGTACCCGCATCAAAGGTGAGGCTGTTTCGCAGATGGCCATAGTTGGTGAGTGTCTGACCGTTTTGATTGGCAGCGCGCAGGGATTGTTCCCAATCGGTGCCATCCGGTGCTGTCTCGGTTTCAAAACGCACATCTGTGGAAGTCAAAAGGACGTTACCGATTTCTTCCAGCGGTTCGTCCAGACTGTCCCAGAACATATTCAGACGCTCAAAGGCTTCCTGAAAGCCAGCATCTTCTGTTGAGATTTGAAGGGCGGAGCCGGTCATATCAAAACCCCTCCAGACTATCGGAGGTAAAGACGGCTGCTCCACCACTCATCATCGGGCTGTCTGTTTGGTGCGAACTCTCGCTTTTAAGAACAGCCCCAGCCAAAGTGGCTGTGCCTTCCTTGAGTTCGGTCAACCAGTCAACGGCATCGCGGTAGGATTCTTTAACAGGGTCTTTGCGCAGATCAGTGTGCAAGTTGTAGCGCGCGACATCACAGGTGGTTTTAACCAGTTGTGGTGCGACGATCTGCAAGGGCAGGACATAGACCTGCGCCAGATAAGAATTAATGAAGTCGGCAGCATCTCTTAACGCTAAATCCAAGACATGATCATTGATCGAACCGCTTTTTGTGCGGTCCGTCAGCTTCAGCAATTCGTTTTCGCCGAAGTAATCAATCATGTCCTGTTTGGTAGCGTAAGTCATGCTGCGACTTTCAATTCACAAGGTGCCCCTCATCATCAGACCCGGACCGACGATGAGGGGACTTCCTTTGGTGCCTACTTCCTTCAGAGCCGGGTGAAGGAAAGATCATCGGCGCTCGGTGGTTTATTCTTGTGAGGCTTCAGCTTTGATCTGATCCCAAACACCGTCGCGCACCGTTGCGGTGATGTCGAAGCCGATGTCACCTTCCAGATCGGTGACGTTCGGTTTCTTTTTCGGGTTGGTTTCAAAAGCAGCTTTTACGGCTTTGTAAAGACGTTCCTGCTTTTCTTCGTCCGTCAGCTCAGTTGTCAAGTCTTCTGCCGGAGTTTCGATTTTACCGAGTGCCAGCAGGCCAGAGGCTTGCTTTGCGGTCAGTTCGATAGTGTCACCAGCTTCATATTCATCACCACTATGGCGAATGGAGTCGAGGACGTCGTATTCATGTGTCTCGTTGTTCGACATGGATCACCTTTAGAGGATAGCGTTTTGGATGAGGAACCCGGCATGCGGAGCAATACCGACTTCATTCATGGTTTCAGCAGAGCGGATGTATTCACCACCATGCGCCCCCATGTCGGCAGGTACGATACCGGCAAAACGCTTGCCTTTGCGCACCGTGAAGCCGAAGGTCACGCCACCTGTTGTCGGTGCAACGGTGCGATCAATGAAGTGACCGGCAACCACATTGGTCCAGACACGTTCCAAGTTCATGGCTTGACCTGGGCGATTTGCGTTTACCAGAGTTTCACCGACCAGAACGCGCTTAACCCCGAACAGCTCGGCCAGTTCCTGTTTGGTCAGAACACCTTTTGCTGTAGAGGAACCACGCACATATTCGACCAGTTGCGGATGGCGGCGCAGTTTTTTGAATACTGCGTGACCCAGAACCAATT